GGTTGCTTGACCACCACGATAGCCCCCACTGCAGGCATTCCGAGCCTGCAATGAATCTGTGGCCGCTCCTTGGAAGGAGGGTACCCTACGGTTAGCGACTCCGCAGGGCGCCAGGAACTAACCTGGCTTGTTGGATGTACTAGTGTACGACATAAGAGTTTGGTTGCATTCGATGACACCCACGATGATGCAAGGTTTTTATGAGTTTATTGTCAACCATGGTGAACAACAAGTAGCACCCGGGCACCACCCCGGTACAGCAAAGCTGGTACTGACACCTATCACCAATAGGCCACTATGCTAATTGTATTTGTTGGTTGTATGACGGCAGTGAAATACACACAGGTATCTATGCGAAAACGCCCTTATTCTTATGCTTGCTGCAGTCATCACTGCAGCTATTCCCGGATTCTTCCGGTGACTACGTCGGTGGTTGTTGGAGTTGTTGCCTTATTGTGTGGTCACAACGAGCGCATTGCCAATGGACACTAAGTGAACCATAAATAGGTAGACTCCCTTGGCAGTGGTTGCACCGGCATATATCAACTCACCACTAGTACCAACACGTGCCGCTTGCAACGTGTTGTACATCACCAATGACGATCCGACCACCACGCCATAGAGAGTGGTGCCTTCCGCCATTGAGAGAGCTGAGTTGGTGGAGCTGCTGGTGCCACCAGTTAATGCAGTAGTTGTACCAACTTGAACTAGCCCTGGCCATGTTGCAATGCCGGTGGGCAGAGCACTGCCTCCTTGCCTAAACACCATACGGAACACGCTCCCGTTGGCATAAGCCGTAATGGTGGAGTTGGTTAGGATGAAGGCGTCATTCGCTGCATTGACGGCAGTGTCGTCATTGCAAATGGCAAATGTGCATGGCCCCAGTGCATCTGGAATGTTGGCTGAGTGAGGTTGGTAGATTGGAGAACGGAATTCGACAACGAAGTCAATGATAATTGAACCGGCCTGGAGGGAGATGTCCGACCAACCGTACACCTGGATCTCCTCCAGGATGTTGTCATCAAAATCAACTTCTGAGAAGAAGTCAACGTGTCTCCATGCATTGTCGCAAGAGATTTCGGTAGAGCACCCCATCCAAATTGGAGTGAGAATGGCGTTGTCTTGGGTCAACCCACGCGCCAGGAATGTGGAGGCTGCGCTGTTAATAAATGGTGAGTTGAGATTCTTGCTGGAGAGTAGCATCACCTGACCTTGTGCACTTGTGGGCACAGCAGGGATGTAATGCGCAACGATGGACGTAAACCTATATTGCTCATGACACTTGGCATGAGCGCCCAGGGTGGCGCTTTGAAAAAGCGCCGGCGTGAGTGGCACCATGCCGGACACACCAAACGAAGCGGAGTTAATCACGTTGACGGAACAGCCAAACTCCCTTCCTCGAATGGAGATGGCGTTGCCAACGCGCTTAACAAGCGGTTTGAATGCCCCTAGCTGGTACCCAGTGGCTGCGGGGACGTTTGCGACTGTGAGGTCGTTAGGTTTAGTTGACGTACGTTTTGGTTGGCTGGCAACAGGTTTTGGTGTAGATGTTGAGCGTAGATTTTGTTTGGTCATGTTTGAGATCAGTGGTAATGATTCGAGTGCCCGGTAGGCCCACTGGACTGCCACAGCCGCGGCAGCTGTGGTGCGCACCAGCCCCTTACCGAAGTTTTGTTTGATGAATGTTGCATCTGCACGTTGTGGGTTTTGCCCGAGAGCGTATGCCGCATCATGTGCTTTGCAAGTTTCATCGAACTCGTCAATGGCAGGAGTTGTGCCAACAACGGATGTCTGATATTTGCCATCAGACCATCCAGGCCCGCAATAATTACCGTAATAGTGTATTGAGAAAGGTGGTAGTATTTTCATGTCTATCAACTGCCTCGGGTTGTGCATCCAGAACGGAGTACTCAGCGAAATGCTCCTCGAGTACAATTTGTTCGTCTGGCGTGATGCCCCAGGCCTGAAAGACGCTGAGCCGTGCCAAGGCGGTGGGTTGTTGATATGGTAAATTAACCCCTTTACCTAGCAGATGAAAGCCAGAATTTCGTGCAAGCTCCACTCCTACCTTGGATTTGATTCCACCGCCAAGTTGTACAAGCCGTTTGTAGTAGCTTTGCATAATTGGTATGCCACCAGTTAGTGCAAGGCCACCCTCACCAACTGCTGTCATCCATGCGAGTAATGCCCGCTTGGTTGAAACATCAACAGTGATGAGAGAGTCCTTGCGCAGGGCAACTGGTATGTTGCGCACCATAACGATGTCACCATCACCAAACTCAATGGGATGCATTTGACAGAACTCAATTTCCGCTAGATTGTAGACAGGAGTCTCGCATGTCATACGAAACCCCATGGTTAAAAACCAATCAGCAAGACCAGACTGAAACTTGTCTAATTGGTCTTGCTCCATGAACACCACACAGTCATCACCATTGTTCATGAGTTTGATGCTTACACCCTTACTTGCCGCATAGGTGTAAACCATGGCGCACATATCCATACAGTTGCCTAATGCCGTGTTCATATCACCACTGGCTCGACGACCTGTCACCTTGTAAGACAGGTGTCCATCCTTGCAGCGAGCCCCTCCACGCTGGTGAATTTGACGTTTAAGCAACTTGGCCAGTTCGCTGCATTTATAGATCGCATTATAAATTGAGTGTTCCCAAGTTAATAGTGCGGCCGACACATGCATGTCGAATTTGACAGCATCCAAGCCAATTGCTACCGGTCGGGCAAAACTACGCCATTTGCCGCGCATGATGCGTGCAACTTGTTGTACGTTGTACCCTTTGATAACAGTGGGCCCGTCACCGAATATTTTGTCAATGGCCTTATAAATTTTGTGCTCCAATGGCTTGATGTAAGCCCCAACTCTTAGGTTGTAAACTGGATCTCTAGGTTGTATGCAGCGTGGGGCCTTTGTTGGGTTAACTTTTTCCATCTTGACAAAAGCTTTTAACCACGCATACCGTTCTTTCCAACCCTCATTGTAGTAACGTTCCAATGCATTTTGATAGATTGATCGCTTTCGGCCGTGATACATCTCGACGACTTGTTCGAGGGAAACCGCGGCGGCGCGACCAACCTTACGTAAAAGTTGGACCTTAAAATCATTGAGCGTACTGAAACAGTAACCGGTTGTCACCGGCGGGGGTTCGCATACTTGCCCCTTCACTTTGCAATAATACATCCGTTCCAACAATGCGCACTCAAGAGTGGTGATATCCGCATTATTGACACTGAAATTCAGCGAAGAACTTGCCTCAGTGATGGCATAAAGTGTTCTAGGCTTGACGTGCGCCTGGGTTCGCCACACGCGCAACCTGGGGTCACACAAGTCAGACTTGTGTGACACACCCTGTGTGGCTACCAAGCGCCCTCAGGCTTGCCCTGGGACTCCAGAGGAGTCCCAGGATAGCCAGCAGTACAACCACTCCCGTACGAAGAATTTGAAAATGGGGTGTTTGGTGGTGTACCGCAATTTGGCGTGCTGTTTGCGTGCAACGGAGCTGTGCTTGAGCTGGGACGCTGCAACATCGTCCTCATCTGGAATATAGACAAGTTCGATGATGAGGCTAATGGCTCGGTGGGCATCAGCGGCGCGCACATTGAGGTCGCGGCACCTTGACTGTGCCATATGTCGAATGGCAGCAGTGTTGGCGCTCGTGCGTTGTGGAGTGCCCATCCTGCACTTTATTTCAAGCGCCACGGAGCGAGCAAACCCACCCCTGCCGTGTTTGTGGATGCGGCGGTGGCAGGTTACCTCAATTGGGTCGGTCTTTTTCTTAAATGCCGGATTGGTGACAATTGTGTTGACCTCAGCACTGTGTGGAATTTCTTCGGAGCTTGCAGCATTCGTGAGCTGTGGCTCCTGGGGCGCTCTCACGGGCGCTATCGCTGGCTGTACATTTTGCGGGGGATCCAACACACTTGGTGTTGGGAGGGCTAATGTGGTGGTAGTTACCACGCGGTTGGGTTGCTGGCCAAGGTTGGCAGGGGCAACCACATCGGCACGAGGGCCGTTGCGTGGCATGGCACAGTGGACAAGCGATACAACTGCGTGCACAAACACACCAAGACCCAACGTGTGGGTGCCTTGGGTGCTACGCACAAAGCTGTAAAACCTGTTGCTGTGGTACCTAGTCCCTATTTGTGATAGTCGATCGACAGCACGAGCGGTTTCCAGTTGTACACGAAACTCGTGTCCAACTGGGGTTGTGTCTCTATTGGTTTCTATGTATTCTTCGCTTGGTAAGACATCCTCGGTGGGGATGCTCACCAATTCTCTAATCCACGACTCATTTCGTGAAGATGCGTGAGCGACAAGGTTGGTGAAACCCATGGTAGTTTGATTGAGA